TGGAACTACTGCAGCAGCACACGCAAGTGGTGTGCAGGTTGCACAGTTTGACAATGGTGGAATACCTAAATACGTAACAAGAACTCTTGACAATAACTACATACTATATCCTTTTCCCACAAAATCTTATTCACTAAAATTTGATTACTTTACTTTTCCAACAGACTTAGCTGCACACGGTGACACTACTACTATACCTGACAGATTTGCTGCAGTTATAGTAGATGGAGCTACAGCTTTAGTGTATCAGTATCGTGGTGAAATGCAACAGTATGGTGTAACATTTACACGTTTTGAAGATGGCATAAAACACATGCAGACTCTATTAGTAAATAGATACGACTATCTACGATCAACTTTTATACCGCAGTCTACAAACTATATAGGGTCACGAACATCAACTAGGATTATTTAATGCCTGATTTAGCACAAACGCAACACTTTCCATTTGTATGTGAAGGTGGCTTAATCTCTAATCGTTCTACATTTATAATGAGAGCAGGAGAAGCGTTACAACTGGAAAACTTTGAGCCTGATGTAGAAGGTGGCTACAGACGTATTGATGGTTTTAAAAGACACATTAGATCTATTGTTCCTCAAACAAGTAGTTCTGAAGAAGCAGTATTACTAGTTACATTTTTTAATAACAACGTACTAGCAGCTAGAGGTGAAAAGATTTTTAGTTCTGCATCTACTGACTTAGGTAGAGCATCTACTAATAAAATAACTTCTAGTGAAACTATGTCTGGTTCAGGTACAGTTACAGTTAAATCTACAGATGGATTTAGTTCTAGTGGTAGCTTTGTAATTGACTTAGAAGAATTTACATATACAGGTAAAACTGCTACTACATTTACTGGTGTTACTCGTGCTACAAATAGCACATCTGCTGCTGCACATGCGGCTACAGGAGATACAAATAGAACTGTAGTATCTGAGACATGGACAGTAAGAGACACAGGAAGAACTAGCGCAGGTAAATATTCTTTTGAGAGATACAACTACGATGGTAATGACAAGATAGTTCTTGTTGATGGAACAAACGCACCTGTAGTTTTAAATACCTCGTTAGCTACAACAGATGTAAGTACTAGTTCTGTAGCAGGAGCAAGTATTGTAGCTTCATACAGAGAACATATGTTTTACGCAGGTATGTCAGGTACACCACAAGAGTTAGTATTTAGTGTACCCTTTGACGAAGATAATTTTCAAAGTGGTCAAGGTGCAGGTAGTATTAAAGTTGATGATACTATTGTAGGATTAAAAGTTTTCCGTGACGCATTATTTATATTCTGTCAAAATAGAATATTTAAATTGACAGGTAGCTCTTCTGCTAACTTTGCAGTTACTCCTGTTACAAGAGACATTGGTTGTATAAATGGTAAGACAATACAGGAATTTGCAGGTGATCTAATATTCTTAGGGCCTGATGGTTTACGAACAGTTGCTGGTACACAGAACATCGGTGACGTTAACATTGGTACAATTAGTAGTAATGTTCAGTCTATATTTGATGATAACATTTTAGACTCTGCTGTATTTGAGTCTGTAGTTATACCAGAAAAAACACAGTATAGATTATTCTTTACTAAGACTGCAGGACTAGAAAGTAGAACAGAAGGTATTATCTGTGTACTTAAACAGCAACAAAGTGGACAACCAGCCTATGAGTTCTCTAAGATAAAAGGAATTAAACCTGCGTGTACTGACTCATTTATTGAGCAGGGTAACATTATGATTTTACATGGTGGGTTTGATGGGTTTATATATAGACAAGAAGAAGGCAACGACTTTAATGGGGTAGCAATAGACGCAAAGTATCGTAGTTCTGACCTAACTATGGATGATCCCGGAATAAGAAAACACATGAAAAGGGTTATAGTTAACTTTAAACCTGAATCTAGTATTGACGCAGACTTATTTGTAAGGTATGATTATGAAAGTGCAACATCTGCTAGACCAGCAGCATACCCACTAGATTCTTCTGACATTGCTGGTATATACGGAGTATCAGTATATGGTGGGCCTACATACGGTGGAGCATCACAGCCACTCGTAAGACAGCCAGTAGAAGGATCAGGATTTGCGGTAGCATTAAGAGTTAACGATGGTGGAATAACTGCACCATACTCACTAAAAGGTTTTCAATTAGAATTTGACTTAGGAGCTAGAAGGTAAATGGGAGCAACTTATACAAGACAGTCTTCGTATACTGATGGAGATGTAGTACAAGCAGCAGACAGTAATGATGAGTTTGATCAACTCGTTGCTGCATTTGCTGCATCTACAGGACACACACACGATAATACTACAGGAGAAGGTGGCCCAATAACTAAGCTACTTGGCACTTCTATTACTATAGGTGACGCTACAGCAGGTACAGACATAACAGTAACATTTGATGGTGAATCAAATGACGGTGTATTTAAATGGATGGAAGACGAAGACTACTTTGAGTTCTCTGATGACATACTCGTAGCTTCTACAGAAAAACTACAGTTTCGTGATACAGCAATATACATTAACTCTTCAGCAGATGGGCAGCTAGATCTTGTAGCTGACACAGAAATACAGATAGCAGCTACTACTATAGATATGAATGGTGCTGCTGATATATCTGGCAACCTAGCAGTAGGTGGTAACTTAACAGTAGCAGGTAATGCGACAGTTACAGGTACTACCACATTTAATGGTGGCACACTTACATTAGGTGACAGTGCGTCAGACAATGTTGTGTTTGGTGCAGATGTAGACTCACACATTATACCTGATGACGATGACACGTATGATTTAGGTAGTAATAGTCAAGAGTGGCGTAACATTTTTATAGATGGCACAGCTCACATTGATACACTTGACGTTGACGTTAATGCTACAGTAGCTGGTACACTAGGTGTAACTGGAGCTATAACAGGCTCTAGTACAATAGTTGGCACTACTATATCAGCAAGTACAGCGTTTGTTCCTACAGTAGCTGACGGTGCTACACTAGGTACATCTAGCTTAGAGTTCGGTGATCTTTACTTAGGTGACTCAGGTGTTATCTACTTAGGTGCTGATCAAGACGTATCACTTACACATATCCCAGACACAGGTGTTCGTGTAAATAGTACAAACAAAATAGAATTTAATGACGGCTCTCAGTTTATACATGGCTCAAGTGCTACTGTATTATCACTAGGTGCTACAGATGAGATAGACCTTACAGCTACAGCTATAGATATTAATGGTACAGTAGATATGTCTAGCACATTAGCTACAGGTGGTTTATATACAGCAGGTGCAGGTATAACCTCTACTGCTGTTGCTAATACATTAGGTGCTACATCATTTAATGATGCTAACATTACTAACGTAGGTAACATAGCACTAGACAGTATTACTGCAGATGGTAGTACAATTACTATAACTGGAAATACGACATTTGCTGATGGTGCATATGATTTTGACATTGCATCACACGATACATCAAATGGTCTTAAACTAGGTGGTACACTTGTTACAGCTACAGCAGCAGAATTAAATGCATTAGATGGTATTACTTCTACTGTATCTGAACTAAATATAGTTGATGGAGATACTTCTGCTTCATCTGTAACTGTTGCAGATGCAGACAGAGTTGTTTTTAACGATGCTGGTACTATGAAGCAAGTAGCGGTTACGGACTTAGCTGCTTACTTTGATGACGAAATAACTGCAATGCCTAATCTTGTAACTACTGCTGCAACTACAGTAGGTGCGTTAAACTCAGGTAGTATTACTTCTGGTTTTGGTACTATAGATACTGGTTCATCTACTATTACGACTACAGGTGTAATTACAGGTGGTACTTTAGAAGCTACTACAGATACAGCAGCAGGAGATAACGCAGCTATAGGTTACACTGCTGCTGAAGGTCTTATCCTTACAGGGCAAGGTTCTACCTCTGACGTAGTAATTAAGAATGACGCTGATGGTACAGTATTTAGTATCGCTACAGGTACAACTACAGGTGCATTTGCAGGTAATGTAACAATAGCTGGTGACTTAACTGTAACAGGTACAACTACTCAAGTTGACACAGTTACTATGGAAGCAGCTAATGCTGTAGTATTTGAAGGTGCTACTGCAGATGACCACGAGACTACACTTACAGTTGTAGATCCTACAGCAGACAGAACAATTAACTTACCTAACGTATCAGGTACACTGCCAGTACTAGCTGCAGTGAGTACTACTCAGGTTACTTCTACACCAGAAGAGTTAAACATACTAGATGGAGCTACTGTAGTTGTAGGTGAGATCAATGCACTAGACTTAGGTAGTACTGCAGTAGGTACAGCAATTGCATCTAAAGCAGTCATACTAGATTCTAATAAAGACTATACAGGTTTACGTAATTTTACAATTACTGGTGAACTAGATGCAGCTACAGGTGATTTTTCAGGTGCAGTAGATATAGATGGTGACTTAAATGTAGGTGATGATCTATCACTAGATAGTGATGCTGCAGTATTAGGCTTTGGTGCAGACACAGATGTAACCTTGACACACGTTGCTGATACTGGTATACTTCTTAACAGTAGTAGACAGATACAGTTTGGTGACTCAGGTACATATATACATCAGTCAGCAGACGGTGTTCTTGACTTAGTATCTGATACTGAGCTAGAGTTAAATGCTACTACTATTGATATTAATGGCAATGTAGAAATTAGTGGAACTACTGCACAAGTAGGTGTATCAACATCAACAGCTAAAGACATATTTAATGCAGGTATGTCAGTTAAGAATGGAGCTACATCAGCAGGATTTGTAGAGTTCTTTGAGGACTCAGATAACGGATCAAATAAAGTAACATTAATCGGCCCAGCATCAACAGCCGATGTTACACTGACGCTACCTAACGCAGCAGGTACTTTATCAACAACAGATGATGCAACAGCCCTAGCCATTGCACTAGGATAAGAGAGGAAATAAATCATGGCAAACACGTTTAAGGTTGTAAACTTTGCAGCAGAACCTGCTAGTGCAGGTACACCGTATGTAATGTACACTGCTGCTTCTGGTACAACTACAGTTGTTTTGGGGTTGATATTATCTAATATACACACATCTCAAGTTACAGCTACAGTTAGACTAGTAAGTGATACAGCAAACAGAGCAGTAACTAATAACACCGCTAACGGTACAAGCATTATAGTTAAAGATGCACCTATACCTGCTAGTAGTGCATTAGAGCTTATGTCTGGTAACAAAGTAGTACTAGAGACTACAGATCAAATTACGATTGATTGTTCTGTAGCAGACAAACTAAGCGGAACATTGAGTATAATGGAGATCACCTAATGGCATACATTGGTAACGCACCAGCAGATAGATTTACTAGCATACCTACTGTACAACAGTTTAATGGCGATGGTAGTACAACTGCCTTTACATTAAGTAGACCAGTAGGCACAGACCAAGACTTATTGGTATCTGTAGATGGCGTTATCCAAGACACTGCAGCTTACGCAGTATCTAATGGTACTACACTTACATTTAGTGCAGCACCCTCTACAGGTACAGCAAACATCTT